ACGGGCTTTTTGGGCGCTGGCCTTCTCGGCTCGTTGACCACCAGTCCAATATAACGAAACGCGTCCGCACCGTGTGAATAAATGTCGTGCAAAGGCGTTTTCGAGAATTGTTTTGTATCTGGGTCAACATCATACCGATAGTGACGCAGACATTGTAGCCCCTGGTAACAGTTCTCTTGGTCGAAATAACACTTGGAGAAGATAGTCCGCGCCGCGTTGATCGAGTCGGCCACGGGCACCCTGGGCGTGATTTGTACCTTGTAACCCGCAGCCCTGACGATGTCGGCAATTGACCGTCCCGCAGCAGCCAGGGTTGTGTTCTCCGCATCATGGGGGAGCCACATGGTATCGAAAACATAGCCAAACTTCTGCATCTCGGCCAGGTAGTAAGACATGGTCTTTTGGTTGTCCTCCAGGTAGCGGATGAGCCGAATCTCGAACCCGATGAATTGCACGAACCAGATGGCCGTGTTGTCCGCCCAGCCCAGGTCAAACACCGCGTGGACTGGCTTGCTGGAGTCGTATGGCACCCGCGTTATCTGGCCGTTGATGTCGGCCATGGTCAGTTCTTTAGCGAACACTGCACCGTCAACAGTCTGGCGGCAGACGCCTTCCCAGACCATGTTGTACGCCTCTGGGTCTCTAGCCTGGAGTGCGTCCTTTTCCTCGCGCAGGGTCTGCGGGAACCAGGGGTTGTCGCGCCAGGTGATTTTCTGCACCACGGCATTGGGCGGCGGGCTGACCACAAACCGCTGGTAGGTGTCATCGGTCTCCAGTTCGGGGTTGAACGTGATCCAGATTTCCGAGTTGTCTTTACGGATGGTCGGGATCAGCACGTTCCACGATGTTTTGGAAACCGTCTGGGCTTCCTCAACCCAGCAGATGTCCACGCCCTCAAAAGACTTAACGTTGGTGATGTTGTTCTTTAGCCCGATAAAGAAGAATTCGGTGCCGTTCTTCCCGCGGATGGTGGTCTGGGTTATCTCGTAGAACGAACCCAGGCCCATGGCGTCAATCTGGTCAGTCAGCAGTTTGTGAACGGAGTCTTTGATCGAAACCTGAAATTCACGGGCGCAAAGGATGCGCATAGTTTTTTGAGCGCCAAGGATTAGAAGCGCCCTGGCCACGCCCCAGGACTTGGCTCCGCCTCGGCCACCGTAAACGACCTTATAACGCTTCGGTTCAAATAAACACCGTAATTTGACCGGAAATTCTGCGTTGCTTACTGCTTTAGATACATCACTGTTCATTCGGAACGTCTACAAAAGACACCTGGATGCCGGTCATTAAAGGCGCACCGTTTGCGCCGACCATCTCATTGACTTGGGTCTCTTTCCAGCCGGCCCGCGTTTTGAGCCAAAAGATCATGGCCGCAGTGTTGCCGGACTTTGCTTGCTCATAAAGACTTTTGCCCACTTGTGCGTTCGCATCAATTCGGCCTTCGTCCAGTTCTTGCCGGTAGTACTTGGTCAACGTGTCCGCGCTAATGCCAAGTTTGGCAGCAATATCTTCATGGCGAATACCAACCGCAGCCAGGGTTTTGACCTGAACCCGCGACTGGTCGGTTGGCTGGTGAGGGGGGCGTCCTGGGCCTTCTGGCACTTTATAACTCCGAATTATTGACGGTTTGCGCTTTTTGACCGGTGAAGTCTTCCCAACGTTTGACGATCACGTCACAGTACTTTGGGTCGAGTTCCATAATTCTGGCAATCCGGCCATTCTTTTCCGCAGCAATCAAAGTTGTGCCGGAGCCCCCAAAAGAATCAAGAATAATGTCCCCGCCCTTAGTGTTGTTGAGCATTTGATACTCAAACAGGGCCACTGGTTTCATGGTTGGGTGTTCACCGTTTCTAGACGGTTTATCAAACTCAAGAATAGTCGTTTGTTTACGGTCTGCAGCCCACAAATGGCCCGCTCCTTCCTTCCAACCATACAGGCAAGGCTCATGCTTCCAGTGATAGTCCTGCCGGCCCATAACCATTGTGGACTTCTTCCAAATTAGGCACTGACGAACAGTCCAGCCCGCATCTTTAGCCGCACCCCGAAAGTTGTATCCCTCTGAATCGGCATGCCAAATGTAGAAAACGGCGCCTTGCTTCATGACCATATCGGCAGCAACGTAGGCGTCCCGCAAAAATTGCCGAAATTGGTCATCGTCCATTGAGTCATTTTGAATGGTCAGGGCATCCTTGGTTTTGCCTTCGTAAGCCACGTTGTACGGTGGATCGGTTAGCCACATGTCCACCAATTGACCGTCACACAGTTTTTCCAGGTCATCGATGCTTGTGGAGTCACCGCACATTAAACGGTGCTTGCCTAATTGATAAACGTCCCCAGGCTTGGTTTTAGGCTCTTCTGGGACTTCTGGTATCTCGTCCGCATCTGTAAGTCCCTCTGTGGGCTTTACTGGGTCTAGGAGGCTCTTTAATTCGTCTGCGTCAAATCCAAGGATGTCTAACGCAAACCCGTCTTCCAAAAGGTCGTTAAGTTCAATTGTTAACAGTTCATTATCCCAACCAGCGTTTAGGGCCAGCCGGTTGTCCGCAATAATGTATGCCTTGCGCTGGGTTTCTGTTAAATGGTCTAGGCGTATGCAGGGCACCTCTTTCATGCCAAGGCGTCTTGCGGCCATGACACGACCGTGGCCCGCAATGATGGTGCTTTCTTTGTCAATCAAAACTGGGTTGTTGAACCCAAATTCTTTAATCGAGGCCGCAAGTTGCACGACCTGTTCGTCTGAGTGTGTTCGGGAGTTTTTTGCGTAGGGAAGCAGTTTTTCTAACGAAACCTGCTCCACACGCGATGCGCCACGGGATTGTTCGGCCATATAAGAGTCCACTTATAAGTTCCAGTCCTGTTATTTTAACAGGTTTTGGCACTTTAGAAACCGTTATTTGCCGCGACCAATCTCTCTCAAGTACTTATGGTCTTTCTTTTTGCCAGCCTCACGCTTGACCGAATACGCAATAGCGACCGCCTGTTTGGGCGGCTTCCCTGCGGCGATTTCGGTCTTGACGTTCTTTTCAAACGCCTTTTTTGATGAGGACTTCTTCAGCATGGCTAGAAACAGGTTGTGTTGCAGTTGCCACCGTAACAACAGGTGGTGCAAGTCACCATTTTACCACCGGACATGATGGTGTGAGTGGTGCAAGCGGCATACACGGAGCCAGCAACGGCCATCGTGGCCAAGGCAATGATGAGTTTACGCATGGTGTTCCCCTTATTTTTTCTTCGCGGTTTTGGCACTTTGGCGGAAAGCCTCCGCGGTCGGTGCCCCTTTGGTACCTGGTGCCCTCATACGCTCTACCTTTTTGGCTCCAGATTCTTTTTGGCGCTCGATGCGCTCACGCTTGGCGTGGATGTTCGCATACAGGCCAGGTTTCGATGCTTTCATTAGCAGTTCCAGTTCTTAAGTGACGCAGCCTTACGGGTGGGACGGCCCTTCTCGTCCTTCATGGGGCCAGGCATCCCGCTCATCCTTGCGCAAAAACTTTTTTTACGAGCAGCGTCAGCCTTAGTTTTAGGGTTTGGAGCCGGAGGTTTAAGGTTTGAATTATTTTTCGCATTGTATTCAGCCCTTCCTTTTGCGGTCATGCCCGCTCCCTGCTCGGTCGGCTTGTAGTTCTTGCCCTTGCCGGTCGTGGTCTTAGGGATGGGTTTATTTGTGGTCTTGGGCATGGCCTTCCTCGACAAAAACAACGTCCTTCCACGATAAGACAATCATCTCGGTTCCGTCAACATCTACTGTTGGAAACGTCAGATATTCGCCGCTGGTGCCGTATCGCACAATCTGGCCAATCTCACACGGGTTCGGGTGTAGGCGTCCTTTTCGGTCTACCTCGCCTGGGCCGACTGCCATCACTTCCCCGATGTTCGGGTTCTCCGACATCACCACTTCCAGAACGTGGCTCTTTATCCGGTTGATTGGCCGCACTACTATCTTGTCCCGCAACGGTCTGATCATGCTTTTCCCCTTTAGCAATAGAAATCACGGTGGTTATGGCGTCTATTGGAATTGAACGGAATTCCCCGCACCACATTCCAGCCTGTTTTGTAACGTGTTCGGGGAACCGGCGGCAGTAGCCCATCCGGTTGTCCCCAACGTAAAACTGGCAAGTCCCGCAAGTCACTTCTGGTAAATCTCACCGTAGTTGTTGGTGCCCATCTTTTTGTCTTTGCCCTTCATGGTCATTTTTTCGCCCATGGGCTTGTTCTTGGCGGGCATAGCGGCTTTGGAGGGTTTGCAGCCACGGTTGTGGTTGCAGTCTTTAGGCATGGTGACGTTACGCATGATCAATCCTTTTATGAGAGATTTTCGAGTTTGTAAACGGTGGTGTTGATCAAGTCCATGATCGCGTCCACCAGGTTTTGCAGTTCAGAGTCATCCGGCAGATGCTCCCGCGACTCGCCAACAAATTCTTGCAGTGCCTTAAAGTATTTCTTGGGGTTCTTCTCGAATTCGTATTCCTCATCGAACGCACCGACCTGGCCGTGTTTGCCCATGTAAGACTCGGCCAGTTCATCGACCAGGGGCACAATGCCCTCGTAATACTTGCCCAGAGCCTTATGCTCCGCATAGTTCTTGGTCTGCCAGTGCTGAATGTGAGCGCAAGTCGCTGAGTGCAGCAAAACGAGCAAAAACGCCTCAAAGTCTTTCATGGTGTCACTCTGTGGGTTGTGATGATAAGCAATATACATTCACGCGCTTCGGGCCGAAAGTGCAAACCGCATCGGATGTGCCCGAAATGTGAATTTTGTTTTCCCGCAGCAGTTTCCAGAGAACCGACTTGATGGAGTTGCGCTTGGCGCCGATGCGCGGAACGATGATGCCCAACGGCTGCGGCCCCTCGGCCAAAACGGTCAGGATGTCTTTTGCTAAATTGGATCGTCTTTTCATCCCGTTATTATAAACGGTTTGTCGGGGAGCGGGTGTGTGTGCTGACCGAATCTTGCTTGCTTGATTCATTTGGCGTCCGCTCCCCAGGTGATTTTTACCATGCCGCCGACTCGATCAGCCTTATGGATTGTGAGCCTAAAGCGCTTATCGTTGACGCCCCAGGCTTCCGCAACACCGTCCAGGCCAGACTTAATGGACGCAAGACAGTTATCAAGGTCATGGGCACGTTTGTTTGGTGGTACAAACTCGATGTCCAGGCTAATTGGCCCTTCTTCTGGCCATGCCGGTTTGGTCTGTTTGGCCAACATATAGCAGTTGAGCCGGTATTTCTTTTTGGCGCTGGCCACCACGGCCCAATGCTCACGGGCGTTGGGAGACAGGGGTCTCGGTGGCCAGGGCAGCACCAGTTTATTTTGTGAGTTTGTCGATTGTGTCATTCAAAACGCTCAGTTCAGTTTTTTTCATTACGTTCCAGATTCGGCGTTGACCGTGGATGCCGTTGTGGGCGCCCTGGTGGCAGTCCTTACATAGCGGTATACAAAGGAATTGCCTACCTTGTTCGATGTGGTGGGCATCGCTTGGGCCGAATGCTCCGCACACTCCGCAGGGCATCTCTTTAACGGCGGCCAGGTGCCGTCTTTCGCGGGCGGTCAGTTTGTTGTTCATCTTTTGGTTTGATATTAGCCCTACGTTGGCAACGCCCCACACACCCGCAGTTGGGGTCGGTTCGTATGTCTGGAGCAGTCCCGTACTTCTTCTCCATATCGTCCGCATAATTTTTGCGGAGAATCTTGCAGGGTTCATGGTCAATTAGCCTCTGTCTGCACCCTGGGCACCCCAGGTCGAACGTATAACGGTGGGTTAGGCAGTACTCGCAGTTCATGCGGCCTTCATAGCGCCCCGTAGAACCGCCGCCTTAAATTCCTGGGGGTGAGCATAGTCAGACTCACGGATGCCCAGTTCGCGGCCTTTGGCAACGATTCCTGGCCAGGTCTCATGCCACTCTTTTCCATCAACCACGCCAGGCAAAGTGACCTTGAGTTCATCGTCCCACCGCTCTTGGCGCAGCCAGGTCGCAGGGTATGGGATGAATTGACCGTCATTCTTTCGCCACTGGTCACTTTTGGCCTGGGCCTCGATGGCCGCGAGCAGGGTCGTGAAGTCAGGGCGGATGGCCTCGGTCTGGCTCCAGGCTTTGCGGGCGTCACCTTTTGCGACTTTCTTGGGGTATGCCTTCCAGAACGTGTCGAATTCGGTCACGCGTTGATCTCCTTTAATTTGGCAAGTGTCCATCGGACTCCGTGCTGATAACCAAACGCAAAACTCGTTCCGCATACGCCAACAAGAACAATAAAAATTAGAAAGAAGTCGGTTGTGTTCATGTGTTCTTCTCCTTTAGTTTGGCTTCGATGGCCGCAACAAAGTCCAACAGTTTGTCGCTATCCCTAAACGTCCACCGGCCAAAGTCATCCCAATCACCGTGGTTCTCGGCCATCTCAAAAATTTGCTCGTCAGTCATCATTTCCCCTTTCGCGTATCCGCTTCGATAGTTCGTTATTCCCTGCATAGTCACTGAGTTTGGCGCACTCGGCCCGTTCGTACTCGACCGCCTTTTTGATGGCGCGGATCATGTACTCGCTGGCGTTTTGTTTAAGGTCGTGAATGATCACGCTGGCAAACTGGTTGAGTTGGCCAGTTGACGCGACCCACATGGGCTTGATGAGGTCACCGGAGGTGCGAGTCATCCCGCAGCCGTGAGCCAGTTCCTCGATTTGGTTGATGTCCATGCCTTGCAGTTTACGGTCAATTTAAACCGTTTGCAAGTTAGGAATTAGTTTTGCGGAGACAGGCTTCGCACTTCCATCTGCGGTTCATTCCGCCGTTAAAGGAGCGCCACTGGCCACCCATGACTGAGCGGTATTGTTGGCAGTTGGAGCAGTATCGTTGTCCGGTTGCGCCTTCTACTAGCGCGGTTGTTTTGGTTTCGGGTCTGACTTTGTTCTGCATCTTTTCTCTTTTGACAATACTTTCCCAAGGGGTGGTAGCCGACCACCTCCGTCCCAGAGTTGCGAATGTAGCACTCCCAGACAACGCATGACGCAGCGATTCATTCATCAAAGGTCTTGTCCCACCAC